AAAAAAATAAAAATAATAAAAAGCATTTGTTATTAATGTTTAAATAATAATGCTTCAAATTTAATACCAAAAGTACCATCAACAGCAGTACTATCAAAATCTGTAATTGTGGCGTATCTCAATACTCCTCTTTCTTCATATTCCCCATCATCGATAATATTATAACAAGCAATGTTTAATGCTAATGGATTTGAATCCAATTCCTCGATAATCTCTTGCACATCATCCCAATATTTATATGGAATATCAGATAACTCCCCACTATATTCTTCATCAGAAGTTTTCCATCCCACACCATGCTTTGCATTATCAACTTTAATCCTTTCTCTTTTCCATTTACCTGAAAATTTAATTCCTTTACCTGGGATTAATTTTTCATTAAATTTTAATATTGCCATGTCATAGGTTTTTTCAATAAATTCAACAGTTTGATCAGTCATAATATAATCCTCCATTTTTTTAGTTAGTGACTTCCCCTGCAAGAATATCTGGTGGGGATATATACATCTCAGAGACAATGTACAATGTTGAATTAACAGGTTTTGATATAGTTTTAATATGTAATTTAGGCACACTTGAAGGTGATTCTGAAACTATTGCCTGGGTTCCTTTTTGCATTGCCCCTTTTCTAATTTCCTCATCAACAATATCATCAACATCTGATTGTAACATTTTGAAATTAACTTTTAACTCGTTACGTTTCAATTGAGGATAACATGCAAAATGAATTCTTCTTAAAAGATGATCAGTATTTCTTCTGAAATGAGGTAACGCATCAGCAGGTCTTTCAGCACGTGCCATTGCAGAAGATACTCCAAGACATAATTTCGCATGTTCAATATTTCCCTCCATCTCCACTCTGATGAAATTGATACCTGCATTTTGAAGCAATTCCTCTTGATTATCAGTTCTAATTATAACATCTTCAGCAGATACGCTTCTGAAATCATAAAAACCCGGTTCCCCATCGTATGGGGTTAAACAGAATCTTGCACACATTTCAGGATAAAAGTCAGATACACATGGCCAGATTCTACTTTTTTGAATAAAAGTTGCCTTAGAATCATCAGTGATTTTCATCATATCCTCATCTGTTGAATATTCAACAGTAAATAATGCATTTTTTGGTCTTCCTTTTTTTGAATCATTGACCATAATCTCATTCAAAGAAGACATTATTCCAACAATGGTAGCTATTTCATCATCAGTTATTGATTTAGTTTTATCTTCTTTTTTAAAGCCCACAATATTAATTTCACCAACATCTTGTTGAGTCATTGCTACATTGAATGCTTCTGCCCACGCCTCCCCATTGGTGAAATCTATACTCCCCATATCGATAACATAAATAAAAGGTAAACCAATATCATCACTGTAGACTTTTTTAGTTTCTTTTAAAAATTTTTTACAAAATTGGTAAGTCATGTTAGTCTCTGCATTTTCAATACTAGAGCCAACTTGTTCTATATTCCTATACTTTTTGATTTGAATATTATCTGCTTCCACTGTGTTTCCAGTTTGCCCAATAATCAAAGGGATAACTGCACCTTCACCATTCACCATTGGATCATGGTCTGTTTCAATAGATGTAATATTAGGTGTTTGTTCAATTGTCATTCATAATCACCATTGTTTTTTTTATTCATATCTTTTTATTTTTTGAGTTTCCTAAGAAATCTGATAATATTTTATCAAATTCTTTTTCAGTAATAGATGGTTTCACATCTTGATAACCATATTCTTTTTTCTCTTGCTCAAATTGAGACAATAAACCTGCTTTAGCTAATGCTCCAACAATGACATATTCACGTAATGGAGATTCAGCTACTAATTCATATAGTATTCTTTTCTGAGTTGCAGGAGTTTTAATTTCTTTAACTTCATCTAATGGTTCTTGTTTTTTCTTTGTCATCTTAAATCATCTTCAATTGTTAAATCAGTTGCCACAATTCCTCCAAGGTCATGTGACATAATATAATTCAAATCAAATTTGATTAATGTTCTCAAAACTGGTTCTGCAACATCCAGTTCATCCATTTCAGAAATACCTGATAATCTGAATGATCTTTTGATGATATGATGTTTTTTGAACCAACTAGTGTAATCATTTCTTTTTGGATGTGGGCATTGGCTCTTTGCGGATCTACCATTCATGACAGTTAATGCTTCACATTCCCTATCTAAAAAGTTGCATGTTCCATCATTGTAATGGCTGCATGTAGTGTAATGATTTCCTAATGCTTTGAAAAACAGTAATCTTATTTGACTTAATATAGTATGTCTTTCTTCTTCTGTGTCACACCATATATTAACCCATATTTCCGCACTATGTTCAAGTACAATTCTTTGAGTTTTATCTGTCCGATAATCTCTATTTATTTGCATGTCTGAAGCAATGTCAAGAGTAATGCAAGGGGTTTTATCTTTTGATTTTAATCTTTTCACAATAGGAATTGTTTTATCTTCATAAGTAATGTTACCTTTAAGAAGTTCCCAAAATGCATTTACAATAGGATACATTAATATTTCACCCCATTATACCTTCAGCAATAAGCATGTCCTGAATATTTAGTTGAATAATATTTTCTCCAACAATCCTCTTTGCAGTACGTGTGACAAAAGGATTAGCTTCAGTACCTGGATGATTAACTTTTCTTGCAAAATGCATTTTACCATCCTCTTTTCCTTTCCAAGCTAATAATGGATTTCCAGTTATAGTATGTGCCTTTGAACCATATTGTATAACTCTCCAATATTTAGCATTAGATGTTAAACAAACCCTACAAATACTTGGATGGGAAGTTCCAATACTCCTTCTAAGGTTTCCTGTTTTTACAGGTGCTTCTTGTTGACATATGCTATCTGCTTCGGCAATAGTTCTTTGCAATGCTTTATCGGCTATTTTAGTAATGTCTGCACCAACCACCTGTTCAAAATGTTTACTAAATTGGATATTAATCGACATGCTCATAATTAATCTCATCTTTTCTAAGTTTTTTGATTGTGAGTTTTTTATGATTTATCAATCCATGATTCCATGTTTCCACAGATCCTACTATTTCAAAAGTACCTTCATCAGGAATCCTTATTAAGTCTGTATCTTTAACTGGAACATTAATATTCAAGTAAACATTATATGTATCTTGTAAAATTTTACCAAAAACTCTTTGAGATGATTCTGGAGATAATGGTTGGACATCTGCAGGATATTCGCCTTTACATTGATATTCATGTTTTTCTCCAAAAAAATCTTCATCACATTCATTATAAGAATATAATTTTATAGTAGCATTATTGAAAAAAGGAATCATAATTATAACATCCTTGTAAGTGGTTTTCGCCTACTATTTTTCAAGGTGTTCATGCGCTGATTTATTAATGCAATTAAAGAGTTATTTGTATCAAAGTTAAGAGATACATCTTTTTCTTTCACACTGGATGCATTTTTGGTTGGAGATGAGTCTAACTCATATAGAAGCATATCATAAGCCAATGGCAATATCTTTGAATTAATGAAACTATCTGATTCTTTACTTGTGTATTGTACAATTAATGCTTCTCCTTCATCTAATTTCTTCAAGAATCTTAACCTACCATTTTCCTTATCAAGAATATAATCCTTCGGGCATATTCTTGTATAATCTACTTTGACTTGGAATATTGTTTGAACTGGATAATGTTTGATGTTGTAATCTTGACTATCCCAGTTGAAATTGAATTCAGTATCAACATGTGCTACTGGAAATATATTTATTCCAGTTTCGGATTCAATTTTTCTCAATTGAATTTCAAGCATTTTAGTTATTGTTTCATCATCATAAGATTCTGGAGAAATGTTTTTGGAAGTTAAAAACGATTTTACACATTCAGTATCAATATTCATGTTTTGCATAATTCTAAAAACTCCCAAAGCATTTATTTTAAAAAAAAAATATTATTTATGTGAATACTTTATCATTGTTCTGGAGTTTCCTCTCAGATAGTTGTATTCTTATTAACAGTTAAATTTACACTAGTATTTTCGGAGTTAACAGTAACATTATCATAGGATGCTAATGCAGTGTATCCTTCAGGTACAGTGACAGTTACTGAATATACTCCATAAGGAACCTTATTAATTGATGCTCCTCCAGCATTACCTGTATCCCCCGAAGTGTAAGTATTTCCACCACTGGTTAAAGTTACTTGAGCCCCAGCAACCCCCTCGGCATTATCATCTTTTACTGAGAGGTTAACTTTACTGGTTTTAGCTTCAGTTAATGCATTAACTACTTCAACCACTTCAACTAATTTATCATAGAAAAATTTGTCTACTCCTTCTCTTTGTTTGTAAATTTTAGAGAAAGGAGGTAATTCAATAGCCATAAATTACGAGCCTCCTTTTTAGAGTATGTTTTAGTTTTTAGTGAGTATTAAGCTAACTCTAGATTCAGCTGCAGATACATCATAATCTGCAATAGCAATTTTAGTGTAACCAGATGGGATTGTATCATAATCTACATTGTATGTTCCATATGGTACCTGAATCATTTCAGCTAATCCACGATTGTTACTAGTTCCTGATTTGAAAACATTGTTCTTTTCATCAGTAAAACTGACTTTAGCTCCTTTAACCGGTTTGCCATCAGTGCCCATGATGTTAAAGTTAATGTTACCTAATTTTGTTTTAGTTTTTCTGTCTTCATCACGACCAATACCAGTAATCATACCATTTTTATATTCAGAATCATTATATTGAGTAATAACTTGAATAATTGATTGACTTGTAGCTAATTTAGTTTTAGCAAATGGTACAACAGTAGGAGGTTGGAATTCGCGCACTTTAATACTTGATGTATCAACAACCGCTAATTTTTCACCTTTACTAGTGTCAACATGCCTATCAACAATGATTGGAATGATGTTTCCTGCTGCAGTGTAAATACCAGTTACTTTGTATCCTGCAGTTAATTCATATTCTAATGGTTTAACAGTTCCTGGGAAGTACAAATCATTTATTTGATTTGCTACTTCTGGAGTAGCGACTAATCCAGTCGGGTAACCATTTTCTTGAATGATAGCTTCAACAATAGAAACAATATCATCTTTAGTTAATAAGTCCCCTCCTAAGTCAAATGTGTTAGTGTGGATAGTTTTGAATAAACCTTTGAAATCTTTAGTTTCTTCTTCACCAGCTCCTTCAAGTAAAGTGTAATCTAATGTGTTTGCCATATCAATTAAACCATCTTCAAGGTCATCTTTGAATAAATCAAATTCAGCTGCTTTTTCTGCAATATCTCCCATGTTAATATTGTAGTGCAATATCTTCATGAAAGCTACTCTTTTATCAAAGTCAGATGGGGTGTAAGATTGAATTTCATCATCTTCTAACATGAAGTTAGTTCTGGTTTTGTTTTCTTTTAATTTGTACCCTACTTTTACTTTTGCTGTTGATTTTACACAACCTTGGCTTTTTAGGAATTCTAAATATGGGGTTTGTAATGATACTCTTTTCTTGAGTTCAGGATCCCATTCAACAGGCATTACTGCATTTGCATTCATTGTTGTTTGCATTGCTTTTTGTAATTCTTGCATACCACTGTTCAAATCCATGAAATTGGATTGTAAATCTTTTAATGTCATTTCTTCAGACATATGTTTATTCCTCCTTGTTTGTTCCTAATCTGGATAATAATCCAGAGGATTTTTGATTAGCTCCAATGTTTTTGAAGATTTCTTCAGTAGTGAAAGTTTTAGTTGTATTCACTTCACCTTCATCATCGCTGTGGTTTTGCGGTGCTGGAGTTGGGTTCGGATTACGATTTTTGTTAATATAATCTGCTAATCCTTTTTGGAAATCTTCATCAGTGAATTTGTTTTTATTGATTTCATCTAAAAGTTCTGATTTTAAGGATTTTAACTCTTCAACAAGAGCTTTTTCCCCCACATTGTCTCCATCATTGTTATTGTTTGCTGGAGGTTGAGGTTCAGTTAACTCGCTAATCTTTTCATCAATAATTCTTTCAATATCTGATTTAACTGCTTCAATCACAGTACTTTGAATTTCTTCTTTGTTTTCTGCAAGATATTCATCCATGAAATCTTTGCAGATACTTTTAACTTGTTCTTCAGTAACATATTTTTCATTGTTCTGAGAATTACCGTCTCCTGGCATTTTGTTTGCCTCCATGTTTTTTCTTAAAATATGACATGCTCCAGCTAAACATTTAGTTTCAACAACATCCACATTTTTAGCTGTGGTGACTGTTCCGAATGTGTCATAGTTAGCTGGCATGCCTGTAAGACTAATCTCAAAAAGGTCAATATCCTTTATCTCCCACCCATCATTGGTTTGGTCATAGTCTTTTATTCTACCACCTATACTTAATCCAAGCTGCACACCAATGTCTAACATCTCCTTAATAAGAGGAGCAAATTTAGATAAGATTGTGGCTCGGATTTTCAAGATATTATTATCTGAATCTACAACTTTAGTAATAGCTCCAAGGATTCCTTTGAAGAGAGTATACTCGTGATCCCCATGAAGATTTTTTCTAGTTGTAGTTAGTTGAATCTTCATTGAATCAATTGCAGATTGAAGAATAACATCTCCTTCTAAATCTCGATTTGTTGTAGATGCCACTCCTTCTATGGTTAACGTTCCATCATCATTTAAATTATATGATTTATGTGTTGATGGAGCATACC